ACAGTGAGCTGACACGGGAAGAAGCGAGCGACCTTAAATCGGCGTTTGTGGCGGCTCACGGTGGACGGCAACGCTCACCAGCGGTTTTATCTGCCGGCATTAAATATCAGGCGTTGCAGCTCTCACCAAAAGATTTAGAGTTCGTGCAAGCTCGCGTTAATTCGGCTCGGGAAGTGACCACAATGTTTAAGGTTCCTTCGCACATGGTGAACGTTCCCAGCGAAGGCGGCTCCATGACCTACCAAAACGTGCAACAGGACTCGATTAACTTTGTTCGGTTCTGTTTACGTGGCTGGTATTCCCGTGTCGAGCAAGCCTTTACCCAAGAACTCCCACGGGGACAGGTTGCCAGGCTAAACATTGATGCCCTAATCAGGGGTTCACGTAGCGAACGATTCGACGCACACAAAACAGCGCTGGAAGGCGGCTGGCTAACAGTTGACGAAATACGAGATTTGGAAAACGTGACCGCTTCAGTCGCTCACGATGACCTTTTGGGGTAACTATGGAAATTGAACACCGAACAACACTCGAAATAAGCGACCTAGAAATACGGGAAACCGACGGAGCGCATCACATAGTTGCTTTAGTCGCACCGTTTAACGCAACCTACGACGCCGGAAAATATGTGGAGCGTTTCGGTAAAAGCGTTTTCGACAAGTCAATTAAAGAACGTGGGACCACAATCCCGTTAATGCATGGACACGACCGGGAGAACATGCCGATAGGTAAATCGGCGGCATGGGAAAAAGACGCTATGGGACTCGTAGCCGATTTCGAGGTAGCACCAACGGAGCGAGCTAGAGAAGCGTTAGAACTCGCCAAGAACGGTTACGTTTCCGGGTTCTCTGTGGGTTTTGTGCCGGTACGCAACGAGGAAAGCAAAATCGAAGGCAGACGCCAAATAACCAGAGTAGAAGCAAAACTGGACCACGTAGCGTTGCTAACAGCTCCTACCGCTCCGGCTTACGGCGAAGCCCAGTTAATAGCGGCTCGGGCGTTCGATCCGGACGACAAGACACAAGCGCCACGGCTTGCCAGGTGGAGACACTTGTTAGACGGTGAAACGCGCTAAGGTTTTTAGTGAACGCCGACGACACGCCGCGGTCGCACCTGTCGCCACCTTCGATTAAACGAACGTGACATAGGAGAACCCTTTATGAAACTCTTGGATCAGTTGATCTCAGAGCGTGCCGAAATTTCGGCTATGCAAACGGCTTTAGTGAACAGGGCAGCGGACGAAGTGCGCGACCTCACCGAAGAAGAAGACAAAAACCTCGCAGACTTTCAAGACCGCGCAAGCAGTCTCGACCGTCGAATCGAGGATTTACGAACAATGCAAGAGGCAACGCTTAAAGCTGACGCCATGAGAGCAGAGGTAAGAGCGTTGAACGCAGAAAACCCAACCGAAGAACCAGCAACCGGCCAAGCGGTCGTAAAAGAAGAACCGCTCACCTACCGGCAAGACAACCAGCACGACGTTTCTTTCGTTAAAGACTTCATCGATAGCGTGGTTTCTAAGGATGTTGCAGCGTCGGAACGTATCCAACGCCACCAACAAGAAATGGTCGTAAACCGTGACGGCACGACAGCTAACTATGCCGGTCTAGTTGTTCCGCAATACCTGACCGATCTAGCGGCGCCTCTGGCTCGCGCAGGTCGTCCTTTTGCCGACCAGTGCCGTAACCTTCCGCTACCTGATTCTGGTATGACTCTTAACATTTCAAGAGTTACCACCGGAGCAACAGCGGCAATACAAGCTACGGAGAATTCGGCCGTTTCAGAGCAAGATGTCGACGACACGCTATTAACAAGCAATATCAGCACGATTGCTAGCGGTCAGCAACTCAGCCGCCAAGCGATGGAACGTGGAACCGGTATCGACGCATTGGTAACGGGCGACATGGCTTCCGCTATGTCAACAACCCTCGACTATCAACTGCTTAACGGCTCAGGTTCATCCGGTCAGCTTCTCGGGATTGAATCAGTCAGCGGCACCAACTCGATTACCTATAACGACGCAAGCCCAACAGCCGCCGAACTTTGGCCGAAGTTGCTTGATGCGATTCAGCAGGTAAACAGCGGCATCTATCGGGCACCGGACCTTATCGTCATGCACCCGAGACGCGCAGCTTGGTTGGCCTCGCAGGTAGACGGACAATCTCGCCCCTTGGTGCTTCCCATCGCTAACGTTCCACAAAATGCGATCGGGACCGGACCAGTAGCCGGTTACGGCAACACCGGCCTTCAGATTGCCGGCGTTCCTATCGTTACAGACGCCAACGTACGAACAGATTTAGGAGCTGGAACCGAAGACGCAATCTATGTGGTGTCTCGCGGCGACATGCTCTTGTTCGAGGATGGCGACATGATGATGAGAATGGACGAAACCGCCGGACTTAACTTGACCCTGACTCTCGTTATGTACCAGTACTGTGGTTTCGTTGCAGGGCGCTATCCAGCCGCAATAAGCAAGATTCGTGGAACTGGCCTTATTGCCCCGACCTTCTAGTAACTAGAGGGAATAACACCCGGTAGGGCGCCCGATCAACTAGGCGGTCGGGCGTCCTACTTGGATTAAGGAAACAATGAGCACACACGACGATTTATGGGAAAAGCAGGCACCTAGCAGGGTTGAAAAACCCGGCGACGTGGCCGAAAAAGCCCCAGCAAAAAAGAAAGCTCCGGCCAAGAAAACCGCAGCTAAGAAATAATGCCCACTTACACCAGCACCGCACTCGTTAAAGCCTCTTTAGGTATTCCTTCCGGTACAACGTCGGAAGACGCCTACATCGAGGACGCTATCGACGCCGCAGAAGACGAAATAAACAACTTTTGTGGTAGGACGTTTGTAGCGGACGGCAGCGCCACGGCGCGGGTTTATCAGCCGTCGAGTAACGTGCTGGTGTATACGGACGACTTCTATACGACCACTTCTCTGGTAGTTAAACAGGACGACAGTAACGACGGCACATACGACACGACGCTTACCATTACCAGCGACTTTATTGTCGTAGGTAATTCGGCGCCGTTTAACTGTATTCGTTCGGTTTCCGGCCCGTTTCCTCGTTACACAAGCGACCGCCCCACGGTTCAGGTAACGGCGAAATGGGGCTACCAGACTTCTGTTCCTTCAGCGGTAGCACAAGCGGCCTTAATCTTGTCGGCTCGCCTGTTTCAGCGCCGCAGCAGTCCTTTAGGCGTTATGGCTGGCGTTGTAAACGACTTTGGGCCAATCCGGGTATCTAGAATAGACCCTGACATTCAGCGCCTCTTATCGGGTTACAGGCGAATAGGCGTCGCATAGTGGCCGATTACGCCGCTATTAAGGACGGAATACAAACCCGTTTAGAAACGCTCTCCGGGCTGATTGTGGTATTCGACACTGTTCCCGATCGTCTCGTACCTCCGGCGGCGGTCGTGATACCTGGCAGTCCGCCCGTGGAATACAACATTTCTATGGGAGCTTCCACAAATGCGAGCCAGCTACAGCGGTTTAATTTTGAGATTCTGGTATTAGCGCAACGCTTTTACGCAGAAACAGCCCAAGACAAACTCGACGGCTACGTTTCGGGTTTGACAAGTGTCTATAACGCAATTGCCGGAGACACTACGCTAGGCGGTACAGCTTCCGACGCTCGAGTAATTAGAGTTGCGGACTATGGGCAGATAGTTGTCGGAGAAGGAGAATTCATGGGAATGCGATTAGATCTGGAGGTATACGCCGTATGAGTGATTATAAGATTAAGTCTGAAAACGTGACGTTCGGGAAAATAGGCGAAACAGTCACAGAAAAAGACCTCAATAAACTAGGTGTCAACATTGACGCTTTAGTAGAGGGCGGTCACTTGGCCGCTAGCCGGGCCACAACCAAAAAGGATGGTGAGTAATGGCCGCCTATATGATAAATAATGCTTCAGTTACCATAAACTCCGTTGACCTTTCATCAGCGGTAACTTCGGTAACGTTTAGCGAAGAAGCCGACCAACTCGAAACAACCGCTATGGGTGACGACAATCGAACCATGATTGGCGGTCTGAAATCAGGCACGATTGATCTTGAATTCAATCAGGATCTAGCGGCCAGTCAGGTTCAAGCCACGGTACGTCCGCTACTTGGGACAGTTACAACCGTTGTCGTTAAGAACTCGGCTGCAGCAACAGCGACAACGAACCCCCAGTGGACGTTTAGCGCTCTCGTAACCGAATGGCCGTCGATTAACGGAACAGTGGGCGAACTCGCCACCGCTTCGGTTTCGTGGCCAATAACCGGCGCAGTCGTACAAGCCACAAGCTAAACATAGGAGAAAATGATGCTGCGGGCACAAATCCAAGTCGTAGACAACCAAG